AGATACGCGACGGAGACTGAAAATATACAGGGTGTAATAGCGACCGCACACAATGGGGGCGAAACGTTTTCCTATCCAATTACTTTTCCACATCAAGCATTGACTGGGACAGTCTGTGATCGCGGAGGACATAATGAGTGTGGGTTTAGCATCGTTGATCCAAGCAAATTCAAGATAATATGCTATAAAAATCTTGCTTTTTTGGCCATTGCCTTGGGCTATTAAACAGGGTGGAAACTCCAGCGTTACAGGGGGTGTGGTTTATCCTATATCATTTTCGTCTTTTGGACTTCCTTTTGCTATAACTTTCGGGGAAGTCCTATCCGCGAACATAATCATCTATACCGGATCCAATAACGTCTCCGGATTCGAATGGGGAAGCTCGGTGGGTAATTCGAGTACATCGATTCTGTGGACAAGTATTGGGATATAGACAGGGTGGATTTAGCTCTGGGTATATAACTTACCCGATAGCTTTTTCTTCCTTTTCATCGGTAGTCATTCAGGGGAAGCAGTCCAGCGGCTCGTGTGAGTTTCGCGTATGGAATACGTCTAAAACCGGCTTTCAGACCGCGGGGGATCGCGAAACTCAAGGACTATTCTGGATAGCTATCGGCCACTAAACGATACCGAACACTAGCCAATTGTACGGAAAACCTTTGGGGTTTGATACGACGGTATTGCTAATATTCACCTTCGAATCTTGCGTGTACCAGTTATAGCCCCAAACGCCGCTATTAAGCGAAAATGCAACGGTTAATACCTTAGACAAAGATAGTGGATAGACAAACGAACTACCACCAATTCCACCCTGTATAATTAGCGGCACCGCACCTCCGAGCTTCACCCACCACGAATTCGGGTTGGAAACGTCCCCTGCAACGACGCCCGCTGCCGAGAGGTCATCTATGTCGAGGAAGCGCTTGAACGGAGTGTCGTTGATTGCGATTGAACCATTCCCGCCACGGTGATACAGGCGGCCATTAGGGTTTTCTACCCAAAGTTGGCAACCGCTCTTATTCCCTAGGGCTGGCGGAATATTAAGTAACTGCCCGAGCTGCGTCGGCTGATTCGAGAATTGCGCTGATGTATGGAAGGATCGCATAAACACGCCCAATGCACTCAAGGCCTCATTCGTCGTTGGAAGGCTAGCGCTACCATCTAGCCTGTGCAGGTAATCCCACAGTCCTACATCCCCGTCCAGAGTTTCTGCTTTGCCAACGGTTATATTGGCTAATGAATCGGTTCCTGTACCGCCATGGCTTACTGGCAAAATGCCGGTGACGCCGCCGACTACTGTCTTATCAGCTGCGTTAAGCGTTCCTGCGTTTTCGCTCGCAAGATCTGTTTTAATAGTCCTGCCCAGCGTGGCAGGCGTTACGATTTTCGACGTGTTCGTCCCTGCTGTGACTTCTGCCTGCGTGGCATAGTCAATCGTGCGGTAGAGCATCGCCCACACGACAGATCCGTCCGCCATGGTGTGTCCCGCACTGCTCCAGACGGGTTCACTAGCTGCGCTCGTCCCCGCGGTGACCACTCTTGCGACAACATTCGCGGGCATGTTTGGGCTCTTGACCACCTGCCCGACTTTATAGGCGGTGCTCGGCTGCCAGAGCTCGTCAGCCACCAGACTAGAAAGCACGGAGTGCTTATTCTTTTCAAACTCGATATACTGCTGTTCTGTAGTGCCCTTTGACGGGTTCGCGGGGTCGGGATAGTCAAACATTCCCGCGGTTGACTGTAATTTCAATACGTCTGCCATTTTTTACCTCCTAAGCTAAACTGTTTCGTTAACGAATCCCTGCCATGTAATATCGACGACGCCTGCCACCTGATTGCCGTCCTCATTCAGTAAGGCTATACGGCACGGCGTGCGGGATAGTATCTTGGGATACCTAACAACGCCGCTCCCCTGCACGGCATCGATGCGCACGGCGGTGGTCATGTAGTTCGGGGTAGTAATAGGAAGCTCCACCCCTTCCGCCGGTACAGATAAATCTTCGAAATGCTCCTGCCGGTCGGGTACGTCGATATAGGCGTGCAGGCTCTTGACGATAGTTTCTTGAATGCTAGAATTCTTCGCCACGATTTTGATCTGGATGTTCGCACCCGCCTGTACCAGCACTTTGTCTGACCACTGCTTCCAAAGCTCCTCGGCGGTGCTGCCTTTGATGAGCTGCCGGTAGTATACAATGGCCTGGCCTTCTATCTCTGTAGTCAGCCAGAGCTGCCCCGAGGCAGGAGCCACAAATTCTCCCATCGCCTCGTAATCCGCGAAGTCTGTATCCCACATGTACGCAGCGAGCTTCGTCCACAATCTTTTGCCCGCTTCATGCCACATGGTGGACGCATTCGGTGCATGGATATAGCCATCACTTGCCAGTACAAGGCCGCTGGTCTGGATGTCTGCCCAATGATCCGCGCCAAAATCCTTATCGAAAAGCACGTTTTCTTGCAGCAGGTCGCCCATCTCCAGCAGGCAGTAGGCAAAGTTTTTCGATTCATTCCCGTTCTGATCCACGGCTTTAATCATGACAGCATGTGTACCCGGTCGGACGGTCTGCGTCTCGTATGGCTGGTTCGTGATAAGCCCTTCCTGGACAGGTATCCCCGCTTCCCAGTTAAGCTCTTTGCCCTGTGTATATTTGAGGATAAATCCTGCCACGTCATTCGGCTCGGGGTAGGTGTATTTCCACCAGTACCGGCGGATGGAAGAGCTCATCCTCTCGACGTTCAGCACCTCCACGTCCGGCGGATGGATCTGTACTGAAACTGGCTTAAAGCTGTATGCCAGCACATCAGCCAAACTCTGTTCCATGCCGCCGAAGATATTAAACGCCGTGAACTTGAAGTAAATAGTCTTGCCGATATAAGAATTGGCAAGGCCTGACTTCAAGAAGGCTTCGTCGCACCGCGCGATTCGCGCGCCCGGCGCATGGTAATCGGCTTCGCTGCCAAACTGCCCGCGCACCAGCCCCGACAATCTCCAGGTCCCATCTTCCAATAATTCAGCGGTCTCATATGACAGGGCTTCTCCACCTACATAAAGGACCGTATCACCATTGGCAGCACTTTCCGCATCTACGGACGTGAAGCTGCCTTGATTTAGCGTCATTTCAAGGACTGTATCTTCAATGTTCAGCGGCTTCGTCAGCGTCCCGTAGCGGGCACGGTTGTCGATGGTGCCCAGCTTTTTGTAATACTGGTTTGTATCAGACACCCAGACAGAGCAGCCACCCCAGTTCGGAGTCTTGCCCCATGTGCCAATCCATACCTCATTATCCGCATTTGTCATGAGTGCTGGCGGCTGGAATATCATAGGCGGTTCGCAGACGCCGGGATCCGGATTGAAATCAATGCGTGGGCGCTCATTCTCATGTACATCATATTCCGCATCACTATACACACCTTTTGCTCTCGAAATCGCCGTGAAGGTGATGATGCCGTCCGTGCCTTCCGTCGCACTGTCGATCATAGCCGGTTGGTTCTCTATCCCCATGAGCGGGTCATTCAGCATGACAAGGTCGCCCGGTTCTAGTCGGCAGAAGGCCCAGTCGAGCTTGAAGGTATATTTCACCCGCTCGTATTTGTTTTTGCGGCACAGTTCTTCCGCCAGCTTGACGGCGCGGGTCTTGGTATACAGGTAATGTGCCTGCGTCGTGGACGCCTGCCGCACTCCAAATTCTTTGATGTCGTCACTATCCTGGTAATTGACGATTTCCTTCTCATAGGCATTCGCGCGGTTCAGAAATTCCACAGATATGCGGTTGTAAATCTCCGATGAATCCTTGCGGCTATAGGAAACACACACACCGCCGGTCTGTGGGATGAAATCATCCGGCGTCAGGTTGTATCGAATTGTTTTGTCCGGTTTCCATTTCCCCACGGGGCGGTCAGCGCGCGGTACAATCTTTAGCCGGTTATTTGACCAGAAGATATAAGCGTTGGTGATGTTGGCGATGTCATTGATGATCTCGCGGGCTGCCTTCGCGTCCAGTTTATCGGACGGCGTAGAAATCAGCATGTCCGCTTCCTTGCAGTACTGCCTGTAGTTCTCTATCCCGTCGATTTCTATCCCACCAAGGCCGATTTTGTTAAGCACATAGAGGATATAGTCGGCGGGATTCACGTCTACCCCATCCCCCGTTTCCAGCAGCTTGCCTTTCACCTCGAAATTGTAGGAAGGCATGGATCCGCTATCCCCAAGGTCAATCACGCCCGCCATGTAAGCAAGCCCGCGGTAGGCAAGCGCCTTATCCGGGTGCTTCCCTGCCGTGTATGCCCACGGCTGCTGATCCTCTTTCCCGTCGAAAAGGGTAAGCCCGATGTCCCCATTGGGATACTGGTACAGGCTCTTGTCTTTCCACATCTTGCCGATGCCGGAAATCTGCCCCTCACACAAAGCAAGGATCACCGCCACGGTATAGGTATAAGTGATGGTCGTCGTCCTTGACCCACCGCCCTTGCCGCTCTTCTGGCTGCTTCTGTGCTCATGCGCGGTGAAGTCATCGTAGTAGATGACATTCGGCGAGATACGGGTAGTGCCAAGGATTTCCGGAACAGTTGACCCATATTCGGCCGTGGAGACAGTGAAGCTGGAAATCTTATTTTCTCTTATGGTCGTATTGTGACCACCAAATAAGCCCATGACTACCTCCTAAACCGATACACACCATGCAGCCGCGATTTTCCTTTGGCCGTCAAAAACATGACGTCATTGATGTCTGACAGGATGACGCCACGCTCCACCATGGCGTGGATCACACGCCCGTCCCCCACATACACCGCACCATGAGAGACGCAGCGTCCAAATTTATACAGCAAAAAGTCCCCCGGCTGAATGTCGGTCAAGGGGACTTCTGCGCAATATCTTTCTACCACTTTGAGAAACCATTCCTCGCCATGGTGCAGATGCCACTCATTGGAATACGGGGGAATCTTGATAGCCCCACGTTCGATGTATCCCGCTCCTTCAAGGCAGGCGATGAGCAGCATGCCGCAGTCAATGCCCTTGCCCTTGACCTTCGCCTGATTCACGTGAGGCGTCCCCAGCCATGTGTAGGCTTCTTTTACGATAGGATTCACAGTAACACCTCTTTCAATGGTACGAACGGCGCAATGACGGACGCAGAGTCTTCTTCCGTGCTGGAAGACACCGTGCCGCCACTATTGGCATACGTCCCTTGTGGATAGAACCTGCGCCGCGGGAATTCCTGCGACATGCCCTGTACTTTACTCTTTACCGTGAGCTTCATGGCGAGCCCGCCGCAGGACTTGACCTCCGTCAGCCCGGAAAATAGTCCCACGACGCCCATCACCTCTCCGTCAAGGTCGAAGAAGCAGCGGCTCATGGCAAGCGTCGCTCGGTCGAATGCTCCATCATGCACCGCCAGGAAGATGGGTTTATCGCCCAGCTTGTCCTCGACGGTCGCGTAGATGGATACCGTCATGGAATCGACAGAAACTACATTGTTCAGCTTCGTCTGCTCTCTCTTTAGCATGATCGCATTATGCAGGTATGTATGCCCGCCGTAGGTCACATCATGGTCGGCATCCGTGAAGTAATACGCCGTTCCGTCGAAAAGCGTAAGGGTGTACAGGTCACACGATACCATTTCTTTCTGCGTGTTGAGATACTCAGCAAGATCTTCTGTTACGCTTTTCATCGAACCACCTTCAACGCGACAGAGCACTCAAATAAATTCACGAATTTCTGCTTCACCTTGATACGCTTCTTCACGAATACCACCTTCCACCAATAATCGTAAGTCGCCGTGACAACAGCCCCCGCGTTCGGCGGCTGATTGAATACAACCGCCCCGCGGTCTAGGGTGTACTCCTGCGCCGTGCGCTCCGCCCCGTCTACCCATACCGTCAGCTTGTCCGCATAGTACGTAGGCTCCTGCTGGCCATGCATGTTTGCCGTCAGCTGGTAGGATCCATCGCTGTTCCTGCCAAGCCGCAGCTTCTCGCAATGGTAGTTTTCAGCGTCTTTGTAAAAGAAGGGGATCAGCGTCCCCTTCACACGCGAGCGGAATGCAAAGAGCGTATCTTTCTCCTCGGCCGTCAGGGCAGGAAAATCGATAGTAAACTGCCAGCCCGGCAGCGTCTGCGAAGTGATAGCGCGGCGCTTCCCACTGGCTGCCGTCTGTTCCGTCACGTCCCAGCTATCCTCGACCTGCGAGGACCACTTCACGCGTCGAGCATTCAAAGGAAATAAAAGATTCGCCATTACCATACACCAGCTTCCGTCGTAAAATCTCGTGTCCCATCGAAAAGCATCTGCTTGATGGAGTCCATGCCGCCACCTTGAAGGAAGTCCATAAAGGACGACGCGTCCATAGCCGACACATTCAGCGTCACGCTGCCGCCATTCCCTGCTGCGCCCATGGCCGGTGTTCCCACCTGCCCGCCTTCTGCATAGTGGGGGCTATTCAGCATGTTTAGATACCCGGTGCCCAGTCGCTGGACGGCCGCTGCATTGATGACAAATTCACCATTGGAAAGCATGGCCGGAATAGAATCGGAGGTGCCTGTCCCCGGACCGGTAACAAAGCCCCCATTCTTAAACACGCTTCCGGCTGCTCTGGCAGCACCCATCTGCCCTGCGACAATGCCTGCCGCAGCAGGGGCAGCCCATGGGTTAGCAGCAATGAGTGCCGCCGTTGCATTGGCGGCTAGTGTCCCGCTCTTGGCTGCCTGCGCTGCTTTCTCCTTTGCTGCGCTGGCGACTTCCTGGGCGGTCTTTGTCTTTCCCAGTCCGATCATAGTCATCAATGAGCCAATGGCTTTTTGAAGCACTGCCTGAAGGACAGTGGAAAGCACATTATTAGCTAGATTGTTCATGATGTCGCGGAAATTCTTTCCGTAGACGATGCACCGGGTCAGTCCTTGCGCTATCCCATTCACCAGCTGCTCTTGTACCTGCGCCAGGGTGAGATTCATGTACTCGCCCCATTCCATGGCGTTTAGCATCATTTGTTCATGCCAAATCTGCCGCATCTCATTCAGAGCCTGCTCATTAGCCAGGATCGTTGCATAGCTCTCCCCTGTGATGGCGTCTTTCTCCTCCATCATGGCCGTGAACTCTTCAAGGGACGCCGCATGGCTCGCTCTATCCAGCTGCCGCTGGGCTTCCTTGACGGCCGTCTCTCGTTCGTTGACCTTGTCGATCGCTTCGATCTGAATAGCGCTTATCGCATTCGCTGATTCGGTTTCGATGTTCTCCTTCTCGGCGGCTATGTCCTGCGCTGCCTTGATGGCTGCCGCCTTCTCTTTAGCATAAGACGCCTCAAGGTTTGCCTGCTTCTGCTGCAGAAGGCTCGCCTGGTCTTCGTTGCCGCTCGCCTGTGCCTTGGCGATCTGACTGGAAAGCTGCGCCATTTGCTGCTGATACTGGACGGCTTTCTCTCCGCCGTCCGCATAGGCTTCCAATTTCTCATTAGCCTTTTCTTGCAGTTCGCCATATTTGGCAACGGCTTCTCCTACGGCCTGCGCCCTCTTTTGCGCCTCTTCCAGAATTTTTGCATAAGCACTGACAGGGCCGGTGTTTACCTGACTTTTGATTTCAGCAGTAATCGCTGCGGCCTGATTGGTATTCCCGTTCTTACCCGCATCGTAACTTGCGGCGACGGCTTTACCGATGGACGCCAGCACATTCTCGCGAAGCGGGAGAACGGCCTCCGGCCCTGCTTCCCCTACGATGGCGGGCGTACCATGTTTGGTCTGGCCGCCATTAGCCAGAGGGACCAGCCCTCCGACAACGCCGCCCCTTGCCAGACCGAATACACCGCCCTTAGCGCGGCCGGCAGGGGCATTGCCCGCACTTCCTTCATCTACATTGCGGCGGATGACATTCACGACCGTATCGATCGGATGTGCCATGAAGTCTTTGAGTCCCTGCCAAATACCCTTGGCATAATTGACCGCTTCATCAAACTTCTGCCTCACGGAAGCGGCCATGTCTGATACGGCATCGACGACTGCATCCCGCACGGAAAGCGCAATGGCCTTCACTTCATCCCAATGGGTGTAAAGCAGTACGAGTATAGCGATAACTGCGGAAATCGCTAATATAATGGGGTTCGCCTGGCAAGCCAAAGCAAATGCCGTGGCGGCCCCTTTGGCGGCGAGGAAGGCCGTCTGCACACCCTTGATGATGGCCACAGTAGCTGCCATGGCTCCAATCGCTTCCACCACGATAGTAACGGCGGTCTGATTTTCCATGATGGTATCTTTCATGGACGCGAAGGCGGTCATAACGCCGTCAGCGGCGGCCGCTGCTGCAGGACTTATCCCTTGCAATTCCTGAACGATGGCCTCATGCAGCCCTACGTCCTTCGCCGCGTCACGAATAGCATTGATGTGCGTCTTGAACCCTTCCGCCATTTCTCCCGCCGCATCAAGAACCCCTGGCACGTTGAACGCCTGAGAGATGATATCCCCCATCGCGCTCATACTGTTTGCTACCGCTTCCTGCGCATTGGAAAACTTCGCGGAAAGGGTGTCCGACATGGAACTGGCCGCGCCTTCTGTCTTCTCGGTGATTTCGTCCCATAACGTCTGCAGGGCATCTTGCGTAAGCTCGCTTTTCGAGCTCATGTCTTTCAGCTGCTCTACAGGGATACCCATTTTCTCGGACAACAGCTGCCATGCAGGAATCCCGGCGTTAATCAGCTGCATCATGTCCTGCTGGCCGATCTTGCCCGCCATTTGCATCTGGGTAAGAGCCAGATTGACCGCCCCTACCTGCTCGGACGTCAGCCCATACGCAGACCCAAGGTCTACGATTTTCTGCATTTTGGATGTGGCAGTGTCCACATTGTCGCCGATATTGACCCACGCTCTGGCAAGCGGCAGTAGCTGGGTCGTATCATAGGCAGACGCTTCGCCGATGTCCTGAATGTTTTTTACAAGGCGGCTCGCTTCCTCATCGCTGTTGAGAACGAAGGAAAGCCCCTTGTGCAAAAGCTCCGTTTTGGCTGCCGCCGACAGTGCCGCTTTGCCGAACGAGTAAATGGACCCTACGGCGAATGCACCCGCCACCATGTTGCGGATCTTACCGAGGGCTCCTCCAAGGGCGTCTACGTCGGAAGATGCCTTCTTCGCGCCATTAGATACTTCGCCGAAGGGGTTAGGGATTTTGACATTCTTGACGCCTTTCAGCTCGCCCTTGACCTTCCCGCTCTCGGCTATCGCTTTACTTCCATCGGCAGTGATTTCCACACGGATTTCATGCTGTGCCATTCTTTCGCCTCTTTTCTTCCTGCTCTTCAATGAGGGCCTTGATGTATTCAGCCTCGCCCCGGTCGTACTTCCCACGGAAATCTCCAGGCAGCAGCTCTTCCACCTTGACGCCCCTTTTCGGCGCCCTCATACCACTATTGATGACAGGTGCCGTGATGAAAGATGCCGTAAAAATGCGCCTGTCTTTCATTCTGTCCACGTAACCGTCTATCCTGTGAGTGATTTCCCACGGAGTGGCGGCGGCTATCTCTTCGCCCGTCATTCGCAGTTTCCCATAACAGATAGGCATGATCGCCGAAAGATATTCCCTAAATGTGGTTATTCTTCCGGCTTCACTCCGTTTTTTTCGTCTGCCTCTGTGCAGTCTTCCAGCCCATCCACATCCCGCGTCGCAACGGCCATTCTCTCAAGCAGCACGCGGGATACCTTCGCCCCCATCAGGCCAGACACTGCCACCGCGATCCAAAATGCCGCCGACAGACTCGGAAGTCCTTCTGCAAGCACGAATTTTTCAAGCAATGCCTCAGCCTCTGGGTCGGTGATCTTTTTATCCGCCTGCTGCAGCGCCAGCTTAAAGGCATGACTCAGCAGCTTGTAATGGGTGTCCCCCTGTGATAACTGTACGATCAAATTTCCATCGTTCTCGGCATCCAGTTTTTCAAAAACGGATAAAGAAAAAACGAGCGCATACTCGCGCCCGTCAATCTTTACCCACACTCTTCGCAGAATGCGGTCATATCTCATTTGTTAGCCTCCTACATGTCCTGTCGCAGAATCTTTGACGCCGTCTACTGTGGTTAATCCATGGTAGAATTTGGGCGCACCTACCCCACCAAGGGTGATGCTGAAGGATACCATATCGTCATGCGGCGTTTCGTCCCCCAGCTTGGTGATGTTGTACCAGTTGCGGTCTGCTTCTCCTGCATCCGTAAAGAAACGGCAGATATCCACCGCTTCTCCCTTTACGAAGGCATCCTTGAGCGCATCGTAAGCCGCATCGCCCTTCGTTACGTATCCTTCTACGGAAAGCTCGGTTGTCTTTGTTCCGGCGTAGGTTTCGCCCCAACCGCCGGAATCCTTATTGCTCCCATCGATGGAATCTGCAGACATTTCGAGATTTCCCTTGGTCTGTCCCCCGATTGCCGACCATTTCGGTGCTGCCTCAGTGGCTCCCTCACCAAAATTCAGATACACGATACAATTTTTGCCCTGAAGACGGTGCTTCGCATCCGTCATAGTGGCTCTTACTTTATCTGCCATGTTCTTCCTCCTTACATCCAAACTTTTGCTTTATAAGTGATGAGGCAAGCCCCCGCTCTGCCAGTGACTGCCCCGAACTGCATTTTCGTGACGGCTCCATGCTGGACCATATCGTCAAGCGTATCATTCGCCGTCAGTGCTTGCCGCACATCCATTGCCATATCCTCTACCCCATTCTCCGATGACGGATCAATGAGATAAATGGAAAACGCAACAACGGCCATGTCGGCCCCTTTGGATGTGTCCACGAATTCCATCTCGCCAGCTGCCACGGTTCCGGTCGGAACATTCGGGATAGCTGCCCCTTTGAACTCCTTCACCCATGCGAGGCGCGGAAGGCTTTCTTGCAGGTAGCTCCTCACCTTTTCCGTCAGCTTCGAGAGATTGAAACGGCCCTCGTCCATGCTCCACGTTCCTCCTCATCGTCCTTCTCCTCATCCGCGAGGAAATCTGCCTTGAGAATCCTCCCCCGCAGGTCTTCCACAAGAGACGCATAGATCTTGTACTTGATGGAGTAGGCATCTTCCTGCCTGTCTCCGATCATCGCGCTGGCATCCGTCCCAATGAGATTCAGGCAGCAGTCACGGCTCGCAACCGCCACGGCCAGCTTCTTAGCCATGGGTGTTACCGTCACTTTCTTGACGTTGTATGCTGCCGCTATGCGGTCTACGTACTCATTTGCATCGGCGATTTCCTGATCCGTCACACGGTTAATGAGCAGCTGATCCGCGATGTCGTCTTCTCTGATGTACTCTGTCATGATTACCTCTTTAGCCCTTGGGCGATCTCCATACATGCAAGATCCGTGTAGTGGTCAAATACCTTGACCACGTCCCCTTCTTTGGCGTCTAACGCTTCGTACAAGAAAGGATCTGGGCGAATGCCGGGCCAGTTTACCCTCTTTGCGAAAATAAACTCTCCGCCCTTCGCCCACCTCAGCGCTTTTCGAGTTCGGGGAACAATGACGCGGGGGCGCGCGCCGTTGTGGATAGGAATCCCATAAGGCGCTTGCCCTTCATCCAGATACACCGTCCCGACAAGCCCCTGCTGCATGATCTTGATTGATCGCTCCAGATTGCCCGTCCTTGGTGTAAATCGATGGTGTTCTCCCGCGTATTCCTGCACCATCCCGATACTCTCTTTAATGGCCAGCCGACACATACTCTCGAATATCTTCTTTGCATCCATCAGCCGCCCCTCCCTTCACAAATCAGGCAGTCGCAGCCTTGATCTGAATGTTGCGAAGGACGGCAGCTGCCTTGGTCGCCTTGAGGGCTACGGCCGCCACCATTTCCACATCGCCCTTCTTGACTGCGCCAGCAGTGCTGAAATCCGGAAGGCGGGATGTAATCATGGAAGAACCAGCTACAGTCACGCCATGGAAGCCGTCAAGGCCAAAACGAACGGCATAGATGGACGTTGTGCCCTTCTTCGGATCAATGGACACTACAGGATCATTAGAGCCGCTCTTCGCGCCAAGGTCAATGAGCGGAATGCCGTCATACATCGGAATGATCTTTCCAAGATTGTCTTTGGTTTCCTGATACATGGTCGCGCGGCGAATGACTGCTTTGAACTTCACAAACATCTTGGAGCTCATCAGCAGCGCAGATGGGGTCCCATCCATGGCCGCAAGTGTTTCATCCAGATTGTCCAGGAAGTCCATGAAATTGGTCTCAATCGCTGCTGCCGTGGAAAGGTCGATCGGCTTCGCCAGCTCGTTTTCCGTGTCGCTCCCCTTAATGGCTACATCCAGCCCATCAAAGGCATTTGTATTGGTGGTACGGTTGCCGTTGATCACCGTATCGTTAAACAGCGCAGCCGCTGCTTTGATTTTCTGGCGTGCCTGCAGGGTCAGCTCGTTCTCTACCCCGCCCATGCTCGCGATAACGCGGTCAATTTCATAGGAACCGCCAAAGATAGCCAGGTCTACAGTCTTACGTTCTTTGGTGACTTCCTGCGGGGTATAGTCGCTGTTAATGGCACGGAATGCCGCCGTCGGCTGGGTTTTCAGTCGGTTATAGGCATACGTCAGCGTTGCGCCGCCACCAGACGGGGATACCACGTCCGCGAATGTCAGATTGTTCAGCAGGTAGTTGGATTTCTGGAACTCGTCAATGGTTCCCTTCACCAGCATATCCTGTGTATTAAGTTTTGCCTGTTCAAGTGTTACTGCCATTTGTCATCTCTCCTAATTGTTGTTTAACTGGGCAGCAATAGCGCTCGCCAAGGTCACGTTGCCACCGTTGGCGCCGCTCCCCTGCTCACCATTGCCACCTTTACCGCCACCGCTTCCGGCGTTCTGGTTGTTCTTCACTGCCCAGGAATTATCCTTGAGCCATGCCGCGGTGCCGTCTTCGATGGATACCTTCTCGCCTTTAGCATTCGTGAACTTATACGAGCCGTCCTCCTCGGCCGCGATGCTCGGAATGAGAATCTTCGCAATTTCTGCCGGGCTGGCTGCATTCCCCTTTGTGAGGGCTGCTACCGTCTGCTGCGTGATATCCGCATGTACCCTTTTCGCGTGTTCTTCCCCGCGGGCCTTTTCTGCGGCATCATATTTCTTCGCCAGCTCGTCCAGCTGCTTCTGCATCTTCTCGACGGCCGTCTGGTCCCCTGTACCCTTTTCCGTCAGCTCCTGCACCTTCGCTTCGAGTTCGGTGATCTTTGCATCAGACGCATTCTTGGCTGTACGCTGCTTGGCTGCCTCCGCATTGATTTTACTGGTCTCTGCCTTGATGGTCGATGCCATAGCTTCGCCGCCGTCCAGCTTTCCTAATGCTTCGTACACTTCTGCTAATGTCATAATAAGAACCTCCCGTGTTCTTCACTCTTTGGGCTTCTATCCCAATAAAAAAGGCCGTTCTTTAACGCCTGCGGCAGGACTCCCGTCCCTTTGGAAAGGCAATAAAAAAGCACCTGCATTTGCAAGTGCTTTTATTCCGTTGTACTAATCGAGCCAGGCCTCTTTCAGAACCTGCTTTCTGTACTCTTTATAGAGCTCCTTGATCTCTGGCGGGGCATCATCCTTTAGCCCTCCAGGAAATCCTATATACGGTTTCAGTGTTTCCCACATTTTTAATACTTTATCAGAAAATTGAGCTACCGGCATAATCCTCACCGCCCTTTCAAGACCTCATGCGTCCTATACTCAGTCATTACTTCGTCATACCGACCAAGCGTTCTCATTTGCGCTGCGTACATGCTAATTTCATCAATATTATACCCTGACTTAATCAGATCGGCAACTTTCCCACGATATAACTCACATAACTTTTCGATGTATTTTTCGTTATCAAGAATGGTTCCATACTTTCTTATATACCATCTGGCATCCTTCCAATGAAACAGCTCATGAATAATCGTGGCTAATTTTTTGGCCTTCAGCGAGCCTTGCATGCCGGAGTACCTAGCCGCCCACTGGCTATCAAGTACCAATTCATTGATTATCAACCTGTTAGCCGCGGCGGAAAACGATCCCAATCTGTTCCCCATTTGATTAGCGCTTTCGATGATGATTTTGGGAAGATCTTCAATATCTTTAACCCCAATGATCTTTCTGCTCTCACTTAATTGCCTTTCCATTTCATGAATCATCTTCGGTTTAGGGACCAATTTTTCGGAAACAAATATGTTGTATTGTGAATTTAGCACCGGTCGCGCCATCAGCATTTTCCCATTATACAAGCCCGCGTATTCCATTCTTCCATACTCCGGAGTCTTATATTCTTGCACTACCTCGAGCCTACTTTCCATCACTTCATCGGAATATCCTCTCGCATACTGCTTCCAGCTGGCTCCATTCTGGACTTCCTTTGCGCCATTCACCCCAAGAAGCGAATGACGCTGCATCTCTGTAAGGCACATGATGTAGGCGAGCCCTCCGGCAAGCGTCTTGTCTTTCGGGGTTTCGCTTGTCACTCGCATGGATCCGTGAAATATGGGAACTACACGGCACATGCAGTTCGGATGGACTGGCAGCTTCGGGAGCTTGTCTTTCGGGAAAATGCCCTCGCCCATCCCCCAAAGGTCTGCACGGGCGTACAGGTCACAAATGTCATCGCATGGATGGCGGCTCGACAGCTTCCACTTGAAGGCGATGCAGTCGGGATCATTGGCATATTTGTACATGACCCCATCCATGTAGGCTCTCGCTTTCTCAGTGCGGGCGATTCGTTCCGCGAAGTATCGGGCTTTCTCTTGGGTAGCCACGTAAATGGCTTTATCTACCATCTCCTCATTGCCCTTTGAAATAGCGCCGATTATGCCATTGTAGGCCGCCTTGAGTCCCTGCGTGGATAATTTATCTATGTTCCTTTGCGCATCGCGCAGGGCGCGTTTGAACGCGTTCCCTTGGTAGTCTTTAGACAGCGCGACAAGCTTTCCCATGAATTTCGGGATTTCCTGTTTCGGAATGACGTGGTCATGGCCGTATCCATCAAAAAGTTCCTTGGCAAGCGTCATGACGCTGCCGCCCTTCTTGATGGCTGCTTCGATGGTCTTTGTCACCTGCTCCACGACCCACCGGCGGCCATGGGTGGTGCGCTCGGAAAGCGTTAAACCATCCTCGGCCCATGCTTTTGCCATGGCTGCCTTCAGCTTTTTCTTCTCGACGTCAGCAGCTCCGCCCCTCTGAGCTTCTGCCACCAGCACATCCACCAGCTCATCTCGCATGACTTCCATGACGGGGTGCTTCTTATAGGCGCTACGCACCGCCTCCAGCGGCGTCATTCGCCGTTCCGTCTTGGTCAGGTTCTCCCTGATCTCCCTTTGGAACTCCGCCAGCTCCTTCTCCGCCTTTGGTGTCATCATCTACTCCGTATGCTGCATCCTGCGCGGCTCTCTCTGCCGCTGCCTTCATTTCCTTAAGAATGGTGTCATATACATCCGGTGCCAGGTTCGGCATGTATGCCGCCAGCACCTTCTTCAAGACTTCCTGCTTGTATGCGATGGAATCAAAGCCAAGGTCGATAGCTGCCTGTGCATTCGCCAGCCCATCCGATACATCGGAGATCTTGAAATCGCGCGGGTATTCCACCTTGTAACCGGCGTTTTCCCCCGACCATGCCGCATACAGCCTGATAATGGCCTTGTCTGCGTTCTCGCAGCGCACCGCAAAATCAGCAATGCGCTTATTGGTCTTCTCAAAGTCCCATTCTTTTGATACGCCCGACTTATTGTCGCTGGTGCTTGCCCCAAGGATGGACTCGAGCCCGCTCATGCGGAACATCTCTTTCACGCATCGGTCCATTTGCCCCGTCAGCATTTCGGCTGGGGCTGCTGCCGGTGCAATGAATGTCGGCGTGTGCGTGCTCTCCGGCGGATAAGCAAGGACGTTGTTCGTCCCGATGGTGATATCATCCGTCCCGGGGTCTGGGATGGTCAGGATGTTGAACGCCTGATCCCTCAGAATTTGCGCATGCCATGAGCAAAGCTGATACAGGAAGTAGTTAGTCTGCACCACAGAAACGTATTCAGACGGCGGCTTTATGATCCGCTTGTCGGTGTTTCGTGCGAGCCACTGCACCACAGGGACCACCCCGAGCGGGTTCACCCCGGTTTCCTTGCTTCCCGCTCCGCTGGTGATTGACCACTCCTCCGCCGTCCATGTGTGAGTGCGGGACGTCTCTGTGTATGCCCCGCTGCGGATACGCTCCTCATACTGAAACATGGTCAGGCGGCCATAGTCATCTATCTTCCAGTCCCTGATCTGCATCGGGGATACGACCTTCAAGAAGGGGAAGTGCCGATTTCGCACCGCAGCGGAAAGCGTCCCTTCCATTTCATCCGAATTGTCTACGACAATATAGGCCGCTCCGTACAATTTTGCTATGAGTGCCGCGCTTTTGCAGAAGTCCTGATAGCTTGTCCCCGCTCGGTCACAATCTTCGAGGAACCCATTGAACATTTCAGAATTTCGGTATTCCCGGCGCACTTCGTCTTTGAAAATCGGGTCTACCATCGCATTGACGATAGGCCCTGTGTAGTTCCAGTAGTACGCCAGCTTCTTGCGGTTCGTGAAATTCTCTACCGACTCACGCGGATGCTGAATGAGCCCCCGCCCCTGCACGAATAATCCGGTCCCATAATAGGCATCATGGATCATCATGTATTCTTCGCCTCCGGGCAGGTTGATTAGCAACTGGCCTTGTAGATCTGCCATGGTTCCCCCTTAGTAAATATTCGAACGCTTTGCCTTGATATGCCGTTCGCCTGTGCCATATCTCACGGCATCGATGCAATGGTTATTTTTATCGGGATAGTCTGCCTTGAATCCCCCATGTTTATCCGGCTCCAGTGCATAACCAGTGAACTCTTTGTAAGTGTGTGGGCATCTCTTCGGGTCGATATAAATGGTGTCTATATCATCGGTGAGGTATTGTGTCGTAGTTCTCACGGAGTTTGGCCCCTTTACGCACGGCATGGCCCGCACACCCATCTCTCGGATAGCATTGATGGAACGCAAGTCCGCACTATCACAGATGACGGGGCAAGGCAGGTGCCTTCCCAAAATATAACGGCCTATCGCATCGTTGTTGATGTGCAGGCCGTACTTCTCGTGGTATATGTAGATTGTCTTTCTCGCCTTGTCGAACTGGAATTCGACGTAGGCTAATGGGTCAATCGACCAGCCCCAGTCAAGGCCAGCATGGATCCGGTCAAACTGGGAAATCATCTCATCCGTCATGGAAAGGGCTTTGACGTTGCGGAAAATCTCACCGCCTGTGCCGATAGGCACGCCCATATACTGCCATTTCCACTTGTCGGGGTGCCGCTCTTTCATGTCCTCTGCTTCGAGGAAAAACGGCTCCCCTATCCATTCTCGAGGCACATCCAGATAGCACGACTTTTGGACCACTCTATTCGCCTTCGGGATCACGCACTCTGAATTTACCCAGTTATTGATAGACTCGGGCGGGTTATAGCTGTAAAACTCCCAAAAATCGGAACCACCACGCATGATTGACTGCAAAGCATTGTTGATTTCGTCCATGGAAGAAAATTCGGATAACTCTTCAAACCATCCATAGGCTAGATATCCCTTTGGGATCTTGACGGATTTCAGCTTTTCCACATCGTCCAGCCCTCGAAATATTACCTTGTTGCCGTATGGTCTGTATGTCATAGACAATGGGGATACTTTGATATCCCAATACTTTGCCACGCCCAGCATGTTAATAGCCCACTCGAGCTGCGCGAATACTGATTCACGAAGCGTTGCTCCTACCTTTCGCAATGCAATGGCATGAACTCCAGGCGTTCGCATCAATCCCAGAATGATTTCTACAGAAATAAAGGAGGACTTGGTGCCACCTCGTCCACCCGGTAACCAATAATGCGTATACTCATGGTTCTTGATTTGTTGGTGCATCTTCCAAAATACAGGGGCTATGAGCTGCTTAATACTCGTCCGCATGGCTCTTTACCTCCGTAGTCGGTACATCATCTACAATGGAGACTGCGTCTTCTACGCTCGCTGCTTCCTCTGGCTCGTCCTTCTGCCCTAGATAATTCTTCCCGAGGAAAATAGCCATGGCCGCGCTCCGTTCGGCCAGCCTCAGCTGCTTCCGTCTGAGGGAAATCTTACCAATTTGTCGCTTTTCTCGAAAAACTTGGGAAAATCGCTTGCCTTCGTATGTCTCCCTGCACCATCTAGCAATGGTCTTGTGGTCACAACTGAAGAACGCTTCCATTTCCTCTAGTGTGCACTGTAGCCCGCATAGCTGCTCGAACAGCTGCTTGTCTATGTACTTTTTAGGTCTGCCGCCCTTGCCCTTCGTTTTTGTCTCTTCTCCTGCCATGCCTTTCCCTCCCTCTAAAATGAACATGGGGTCAGCGCACGGTCTCCGCATTTCGTCCATTATTTTATTCGGTCCCGTCATTCGACACGGAATATCACACATGCTCATGTCAGTATGAAAGGCCTTCTTCTTCTCGAGAATATCCCTATCAAGAATATGCCCTACAATCTCATACGGTTTATGGCAGCAGTACATGACGTGCCCTGTCTCATCTATGGCAATCTGAGCCATGCTGGCGGCACATGAGGTAAACCGTGTATGCAGTTCATCCCATTTGTAATTCATCACTACACGAGGATCCTCGCGGGAAAGTTTTTGTAGAAACTCGATGATCTTTCTCGGGTCTTCCTTCCACTTGTATTTTCCAAGTGTGCTTTCGATTGGACGGAATACCATGTAGTCCACATCCAGCCCCTGATAGGCCTTGTAGAACCTCACGACAGCGCCTACACTGTCGGCTACACACTGTATTCCGACTTTCGTCTGGACTTTATTTTTCTTCTTCCACCATACATAAGCCTTGATGTTCCCCATCACCTTCTCCCATGCGTCTACGCCACGAATCTTTCGGTATTCCCCGCGGCAGGCTCCATCAAGACTGATTTTGAGATACACAGGCCGAATCAGTTCCAGCCGATTGAAATTGGTGTTAATCCCGTAGGGGAAATTATGCTCTTCTAAGAACGCCGTGATTTCACTGAAGTCTGGATTTACAGTGGGCTCGCCTCCCCCAGTCAAGATAATTCCTTTAACTCCAATCTCTTTCAAGCGGATCAGGTACAGCTTGAAATCTTCCGCTCTCATGTATCTCGGAGTCTTCTTGAGCTCTTTCCACCGGCCATAAGCGCAGTATTGGCAGTGATTATTACAATAATTGGTCAAGAAAATATCTGCCGTCACGGGTGTCCCGTTTCGTATACTGTCCAGATTAGCCAGCACCTTCCCACTACTAATCACTTTTTCCACCTCTCGTTAATAATCATCGGCACCGCACCCCCCCATGAAATATGATGATGGATGCGTCCATGACCGGAATTCAAATAGGATACCTTGATACAGTTCGGAGCAAAGACCACACTCGAAAATGGCTTAATGTAGCCGCCGCTTTCCTTATATGCTTCTGTCATGCCTCCGGGCTGCTGCTGCGTCGCCATTGGCCGGATATAATGCTTGGTGTACGTAAACAGCAATCCCCCGCGGCTGCCAAGTGTCACGTATGTCGAAACATCTTCGTTCTGCTTCCCTACAAAGTGCACACGCCGATCCGTTCGGCAGAAGAAAGAATTCATACACTTTCTCGTGAGCCCTTTATAGAAAAACGGGTTCCCTGCCCCACCGATATAGTCCCCTCCCTGCGCAAAGGCAATGGTCATCGCTGGTGTAGTGTCCAAAAAATCCATCATCGCATCAAAGCTTTCATCCAGATGATAGTGCTCCATCGTGTACAGCACTCCATCTTTTTCTTCTCTGTAGCCAAAATAGGCATAGTCATCATCACACTGCATAAAGTGAGTCAAGCCCAGCCGATCCGCAATGTCATAGCTCGCATTGCGGGCATAAACTATTGCCCGCATTTCTTTGTCATTGTTGATCCCTGTGTCAATCTTTTTTGCGTAGGCAGGTTTATCAAACACTTCCACCATGTCAGGATAATTTTTTTGGTATTCTGGAAGTTGTGGGTCGAGGTTGTCACAGATAATCTTGATGTCACCAGTGTATCCATATTTTCGCAAGGTCTTGACTGTGATGACATTATCCGCACGGCCATTTGACAGGATAAAAACGGCAAACTTCTTGTGCCTCATCCCCTGCGGCTGCGGCTCTCTATTCGTCATTATTGACTATATCCTCCAAGCTCTTACTTAATCTCACATAGCCGTTAGCTAACGCATTATCATAGTCAATGATGACAAGGGCAGACCTCTCCATGAGCTCCTGCACGGCCTTGTCTGCATGGGCATACCGTTCTGCAATGTTCTTGTAGTTGAAGACGATGTGCCTAGAGGCTGCCAGCCTCAAGAACTCTTTCTCATCCTCTGGAATATCCGCCTCATTGATTTCTTCCACGAGGGCATCGTACTTCGCTCTGTCTACACAGTCGGAAATCTCCGGCTCAGCACCTGTGATCTCATACTGCGGCACATTGACTTTTTGCGTATATTTTTCTGCGGGATCATTCTTGAGGTCCTTCTCCAGAAACCCAAAATCACTCATATCAATGTTCAGAATGCCATTCAGCTCTTCCGCAAGTGCCTCGTCATCCCACTCTGCTTTCTCCGCCACTTTATTGTCAGCGAGGCGGAGCGCCTTCACTTGCTCCGGCGTAAGGTCGGCTGCTACGATGCAAGGGCAAGTCTCAAGCCCAATCTTCTTGGCTGCCTTCAGTCGGGTGTGCCCGCAAATGATGACGTGATTCGCATCAACAATAATCGGACTTTTGAATCCAAAGTCGCGAATACTGTTCATGACACCCTTGACCGCCTTGTCATTGATCCTCGGGTTATTTTCATAAGGGATGATGTCACTAGTCTTTAGATCTACGATTTCCATGGAAATGCGCTCCGGTATTTACACACGAAAAAGCACCCATCTTTCGATGAGTGCTCTCGGAATAATCTAT